TGTTTTGACATACTGGATTATGAGATGCGGGATAGAGAGGTTGGTGGCAGTCTGCCTTACATGGCTATAATTCATGTAAATGATATTGATAGCTAATCCAAAGGTAGCCACCGAGAGTTTTGTCTGCTGATTAAATCGAAGCGCAGGCTAATCAATGGGGAGCCGGTCAATGGCCTTGCATGAGTAACTAATCTTTCCATGATATATCTTAAGATTAGTCGTAATGGTTGTGATTAAAAAACAACCAGCAGTGTTATGATTAGTCTCATTCATGAGAAAGGCCGAATACCATGTCCTACTTCAGTCAGGTAATGGACCGTGTCGCCAGAATCAACACTGACGCTAAGTGTCCAGTTTGCGGGAAAACGTCCAAGCAGTCCGTTACGAAGGTTTCAAAAGAGCAAGCTTTGTTATGCCCGCACTGCAAATCGCTCTTTGTAATCCATTAATAAATAAACACGAGCACTAAGCCGCCTCCGGGCGGTTTTTTTGTGCTGAAAACTGCATTCAATGAGTTCACTTTTCAGCATAAACACAATGAATCATCGGCTGGTGGCTTCACCATTGCTGAGGATTAAGCGCGTTTAACCAGTAAAAAATTTTTATAAAGGCTTCATGTTCACGCATGTGAAGCCAATCGAACCAGTTATGAATGTCAAAGATTAAAAAAAGGCCCCGTGCAGGGCCATTCAAAGAGGAACACTGTTTATTATTGTTATGAAATATTAAGGGCATACATCGTCATTGCAAGCGTAAGCGGTAACATTAATTGAGAGGAAAATCATGAACGAAGCAAAACCGCAGGACGGCAGCACCGTTAAGGGCTATCGGACTCTCTCTTTTGGCGAAATCGGCAAGATGAATCAGTTCAAAGAGCTGAGCCGCCAGTTCATTGCTCTGCTGCAGCAGCACGCTATGGATTTGGACGCTGACCCAAGTCTGCGTAATACGCAAGAATGCTGGGATGCAAATGAGTGGTTGCGTGAAGCACATAAGGATATGCAGCGTGCCTGTATGGCTGCGTGCCGTGCGGTAGCCCGTCCAGACTCAGATTGCTGAGTTAATCACAAGGCGCATTTGCGAGTGCGCCTGATGATGAATCTCTCCGACAAGGGCTAACGGTAAGCCGCGTTGTGAAGCGTTATGAAGCTGGTATAGTAATTTGACATTACTTGGAGGGGTTTATGACAAAGCCTGAAAATCACCAATTGTCTGGCTGTACAGCAGCTGATCATGCAATGAGAATCGGCGAGCTTGATCGCCTCAAGAGCATTGCAGAGTTGAAAATCCCAGATGATATTTGTCCTGAGCGTTTAGAAATAATTCCCGAAAGTATTTGTATAAACGGGGAGCCTTGGGGTGAATATGTGAACCGAACAAAAATGGCAGAAAATAAAATTTAAAGCAGCCGCCTACGGGCGGTTTTATTTTTTTCTGAAAACTTAGCTTACTGAGTTCAATTTTCAGCATAAACACAATGAATCATCGGCTGGTGGTCTCACCATTGCCGAGGGTTAAACACATTAAGCCAGCAGGAAACGCTTTATGGCTAGCAATTCACCCTGGCATAACCTCTATAACACTAAGCGCTGGTATCGACTTCGCTATTACCAGCTCCAGAAGCAACCGCTATGTGAGTTCCACCTCAGGCGAAATCAGGTTATCTCAGCATCCATAGTTGACCACATCACGCCACACAAGGGTGATGTTGCTTTGTTCCATGATCCCGACAACCTGCAGTCACTTTGCAAGCGCTGTCATGACTCCGTGAAGCAGCGTCTGGAGAATGGCGGAACAGTGACTGAGTTTGACGATGATGGCCGCGTTATCTGGTAACGGGAGAAATGAATGAAAGACCTAAAGATTGAATACAGAGACGGCAAGCTGATTGAGTTCAGTATCGACGGCGTTCTGTTCAATTCGGTTACAGCAATTGGGTTCAGTCATGAAGTGGGCGAAACCATGCCATCGGTCACCATGTCGATCCCGATTGGTACCGGCAAGAGCCTGTTGCCAGCCAGCCTGTCACGCGAGAATCTGCAAATCATCGAGAAATGAGAATCAATATCATTTGATGCCTGATGGCGCACCACTTTGGAGTGTCAAGCTGCAAATGAGAAGGATTATCACTTGTGGCAATGCAGGCTAGGGGGGGAGGGGCAAAACTCTGGCAGCAAAATCTTAAAGACCGCGCCCTCAATCTTTTTATTAAAAACGTCCAGAAAAAAAGGAAAAAGTAATGGCACAGCGAGGCAGAAAGTCTCTGGCTGCGACGTCTGCTGTCTCGCTGCCAGCTCTGGCTGAAAGCAGGCTGCAGCCGTCAATTCATCTCAGTGATCCCGAGATTAGCGTGTGGGTTCGGCTGGTGAATGACAATCCAGCAAATTCATTTACAGAAACTCACCGCGACATGATGGAGATGTATTGCCGTCATGTTGTTCAGTCGCGATTGCTGACGATGCAGATTGAAGAATTTGAGCTGAGCTGGCTGTCGCGCGAGGATGGGCTGAAGCGCTATGACAAACTGCTCACCATGCGTGAGCGGGAAGTCCGTTCTGCATCATCACTGGCAACCCGGCTCAGAATTACCCGGCAGGCAACCGCCGATCCGAAAACGGTGGGCCGCGCAAATAACAATCTTGCGCGTGATAAAAAGCCCTGGGAGATTGACTGAGGCTCTTAGCTGATGGTTAAAAAAACTCTGACAAGAGCTGAAAGAAATATTGCCTGGTGCGAAAAGCACATCCTGATCCCTGAAGGTAAGTTTGTTGGCCAGCCACTTAAGATGGCTCCTTTTATGAAGGATGACTTCAGAGCGATTTTCGACAACGTTCACGGAACCCGGCGCGGCATTATCACCAGGGGCCGTAAAAACGCCAAAACTGTTGAAACCGCTATGCTGATGCTCCTCTACCTGGTGGGACCGGAGGCGGCGCACAACTCACAGCTTTATTCTGCAGCCCGTTCCCGCGATCAGGCGGCAATCCTGTTCAATCTGGCATCCAAAATGTGCCGCATGAACCCCACGCTCATGCAGTACGTTGCCATAAAAGACTCAGCAAAAGAGATTCACTGCCCGGACCTGGGTTCTTACTACCGCGCCCTGAGCGCAGAGGCAACCACGGCTTATGGTTTCTCGCCGCGTTTCGTTGCTCACGATGAGCTGGGTCAGGTTCGTGGGCCGCGTGACCCATTGTATGAAGCGCTGGAAACCGCGACAGCAGCACAGGAAAACCCTATCTCCATCATCATCAGTACGCAGGCACCTGACGCCAGTGATTTGCTCAGCCTGCTGATTGATGACGGACTTACCGGCGCTGATCCGCGAACGGTTGTCAGGATCGATACTGCGCCGGAAGATATTGACCCGTTCTCAGTTGAAGCAATCCGTTTAGCCAATCCTGCCTTTGATGTCTTCATGAATCAGCAGGAAGTGCTGGACATGGCCGCTAGTGCAAAACGACTGCCGTCGCGACAGGCTGAATTTGAAAACCTCGTACTCAACCGACGTGTCGAGGCTAAAAGCCCCTTTGTAAGCCAGACCGTCTGGCACATGAACAAAGAAGAGCCGGATGATCTTAACGGGGTCACCGTCTGGGGAGGTCTTGACCTGTCGAGCGTGTCTGACCTGACGGCGCTGGTACTGACCTCTGCAAAAGGTGATGTTCACAGTAAATTCTGGCTCCCAGCTGAAGGGCTGGCTGACAAGGCCCGTAATGACCGCGTGCCATACGATATATGGGCGAAACAGGGCTACCTGAACACGACACCGGGCAAGGCTATTGAGTATGCCTTTATCGCAAAAGAGCTAAGAAAGCTTTTTGACAACTGCAACGTCAGGGCCATTGCTTTTGACCGCTACAACATGCGCTTCCTTCGCCCGCATCTGATTGATGCCGGTTTTACCGAATCTGAACTTGAGCGATTTGTAGAGTTTGGTCAGGGGTTTGTTTCTATGTCTCCCGCGCTGCGAGAACTGGAAACAAAGCTTCTTGGCGCTCAGTTGAAGCATGGTAACCACCCGATTCTGGAAATGTGCGCCAAAAACGCAACTGTCATCACCGATCCTGCAGGCAACCGCAAGTTTGTTAAGGGTAAATCCAGCGGAAGAATTGATGGCATGGTTGCACTGGCTATGTCGATTGGCGCGCAGAACAGCGATGAGGTGGAAGAGCAGGGCAACGTTGACGACTTCATCTATAACTTTTTGAGCGTTTAAAATGGCAGATACCGATTACAGCATTGACCTGCGAACGCGGTCGCCTTTCTGGGCGCGTATGGCCTCCATCCTCACCGGTGGTCGTCTGGTGACGCCGGATAGTGGTTCACAGATGGCAGGAACGTCCGCACACGGCGTGGTGGGAGATTCTGTTGTTACCGACGAACGCAATATGCAGATCAGCACCGTATGGGCGTGCATACGCTTAATCTCCACAGTGACAGCATCCCTTCCTCTGGACGTATTCGAAACGGTGAGCGACCAGCGAAAGAAGGTCGGAAATGATAATCCGCTGGCGCGTCTGCTGAGATTCAGGCCCAACAACTTCATGACTGCGCTTGAGTTTCGTGAGGCCATGACGATGCAGCTATGCGCATATGGAAATGCCTACGCACACGTTGAGCGAAACAGCGTGGGTGATGTGATCAGCATGGTTCCGCTGATGAGTGCCAATATGGATGTGCGCCTAAGCGATAACGGTAAAACTGTCATTTACCGCTACAAGCGTGACAGTGAATATGCCGAGTTCAGGACTAAAGAAATCTTCCATCTGAAAGGTTTTGGCTTCAACGGTCTGGTTGGCCTGTCTCCTCTGGCTTTTAGTGCGAAATCAGCAGGCGTCGCAATAGCGATGGAAGATAATCAGCGTGAGTTCTTTGCCAATGGCGCCAAGTCCCCGCAGATACTGATGACTGACGGTAAGGTGCTGACCAAAGAGCAGCGAGGCCAGCTGGAGGAAAACTTCAAGGAGATCGCTGGTGGTCCGGTTAAAAAGCGCCTCTGGATTCTGGAAAGCGGATTTACCACGCAGTCAATTGGCGTTTCTCCTCAGGACTCAGAAATTCTTGCAGCGCGTAAGTTTCAGGTGGCTGAGCTGGCGCGCTTTTACGGCGTTCCCCCGCATCTGGTTGGCGATGTTGATAAATCCACCTCATGGGGCAGCGGGATTGAGCAGCAGAATCTGGGTTTTCTTCAGTACACGTTGAAACCTTATCTGGATCGCTGGGAATACAGCATCGAGCGATGGCTGGTGAAAGATTCTGAGCATGGCAAGATTCATGCCGAGCACAACCTGGACGGTCTTCTGCGTGGTGATTCAGCCAGCCGCGCCACCTTTATGCAGATCATGGTCAATACCGGCATCCGCACAGTGAACGAAGTGCGAAGGCTGGATAACCTGCCGCCTCTCCCTGGAGGGGATGTGGCAACACGTCAGTCACAAAACATACCCATTACCGACCTCGGTACAAACACTAAGCCCCGCACTGACGGGGCTTAATTTTTTTGGGGGCTTAAATGCCGGACATTCAGAAAACGCTGTCCTTTAATCAGGCAGAAATTAAGTTTGCAGGTGATGGCAGTCAGGGGATTTTTGAAGGTTACGCCTCTGTGTTTAACAACACAGATTCTGACGGCGACATTATTCTTCCTGGCGCGTTTAAAAATACTCTGGCCACGCAAACCCGCAAGGTAGCGATGTTCTTTAACCATCGCACTTTTGAGGTGCCGGTAGGGAAATGGGAGACGCTGGAAGAGGATGAAAAAGGCCTTTTTGTCCGGGGTCAGTTAACACCAGGGCTGAGTGCTTCATCTGATCTTAAGGCCGCCATGCAACACGGCACCGTTGAGGGCATGTCAGTCGGATTTTCCGTATCAAAAGATGATTACAGCATCGGCACAACGGGAATGATTTTCAAAAACATTTCCTATCTGCGTGAGATCAGCGTCTGCACGTTCCCTGCTAACGAGCTTGCTGGCGTGTCTGCCATGAAGAGCATCGAAACAATCAAAACCATTCGAGACGCGGAAGCTTTCCTGAGGGATTCAGCAGGGCTTTCGCGTGCAGAAGCACAGGCATTTCTTGCCAGTGTTAAGTCCGCAGGTCGGAGCGAGTCCGATAGCGGCGACATTGACGCGCTTGCACAGCGCATAACTTCCTTTGCCGCTAACCTGCGGAACGCATAACGGAGCATTACATGTCTGAATTAGCCACTCTTGAAAAAGCGATTGAGAATTCACAGAAAGAAGTGAAACAGCTCATCGAAGAACAGCGTAAATCCATCAACGAAAACGGCCAGATTAACCAGCAGCTTCAGACTGACCTGGCAAAAGCACAGGACGAGCTGAAGACTACTGGCACCCGCCTGTTTGATCTTGAGCAGAAGCTGGCAGGCAACTCACCTGATCAGACCGCTCAGAAGTCATTTGCCGAGCGTGTTTCTGAAGACCTGATCAAAGGCTGGGATGGCTCACGTACCAAAGCAAAAGTGACCAGCTTTGACAAGGCGATCGGTTCCGGCGGCACCTCTGCCGGTAGCCTCGTTCTGCCACAGCAGAATCCGGGCATTCTTATGCCTGGCCTGCGTCGTCTGACAGTTCGTGACCTGCTGTCACAGGGCCGTATCTCCAGCAATGCCCTTGAGTATGTTCGTGAGAACGTATTCACCAATGCGGCTGCGCCGGTAGCAGAAGGTACGCTGAAGCCTGAGAGCAACATCACCTTCACTAAAGAAACCGCTAACGTGAAAACCATCGCGCACTGGATTCAGGCATCACGTCAGATTATGGATGATGCGCCAGCCCTGCAGTCTTACATCAACTCCCGCATGATGTACGGTCTGGCGCTGGTAGAAGAAAATCAGATGCTTAACGGTGACGGCACCGGTGACAATCTTCAGGGGCTGAACGTGGTCGCTAACGAATACGAAGCGGCACTCAATGCCACCGGTGACACCGGAGCTGACGTTCTGGCGCACGCTATCTATCAGGTGTCGCTGAGCGAGTTTGAAGCGGACGGTATCGTGCTTAACCCGGCTGACTGGCACCGCATCGCGCTGCTGAAGGATGCCAACGGCAACTATATCCTCGGAGGTCCTCAGGCTTTCGCTTCGAAAGTGCTGTGGGGTCTGCCGGTTGTTTCAACGACCGCTCAGGCAGCAGGTAAATTCACAGTCGGCGCGTTTGGCCTGGCTTCTCAGGTGTGGGACCGCATGGACGCTACCGTTGAAATCAGCAATCAGGATCGCGATAACTTCGTGAAAAATATGCTGACCATTCTGTGTGAAGAGCGTCTGGCGCTTGCGCACTATCGTCCTGCCGCCATTGTGACCGGTGATATCACCGTTGCCGCTGGCGGCGCATAACTGAAGGGCGCGGTCAGCAATGGCCGCGTTTACAGACATGAAGATTAAAGCCTTGCGTATGTTCTCACACTTTCATCTCGGCACTGTTTCTCAGGGCGAGATTAAGGTGGTTAAAAAAGAAATCGGTGAGGCTCTTATCGGGCTGCACCTGGCTGAAGCGCTGGAAGATGCCTCATCAGACGAGAATTCCTCCAGACCTGCAAAAAAGGTGGTCAAAGGTGGAAATAAGCCCGCAGCAGATGGCGCAGATAAAGACGCACCTGAGAGTTGATCACGATGATGAAGACGACCTGATTAAGGGGTATGCCGCAGCTTCAGTTGACTTCGTCGAGCATTACTGTGACGGCTCTCTGGTTGTACAGCTTACGCCTCCTGATGAGAACGATGAACCTCCACGTGAGGTTCTTTTTTCTTCCGGAATATGGCAGGCGATGCTGCTGCTTATCGGTCATTACTATGCAAACCGTGAAGCAAGCGGGCAGAGCCAGTCTGAAATCCCGTTTGGTGTGGAGGCGTTGTTATACCGGCACCGTAAGTGGCACTGATGGCCTGTTCAGGATGCCAGAAGCGCCGCGAATGGCTTAAAAAAATGGTGGCACTCACTAATGAAAGAATTACAGGAAAGCCTGCTGGCGACCACGCTGGAGAAGCTGGCAGAGAGCCTTCATCAGGTAGCGGACGGGATGAGGTCTCAGAGCGAAGCAATAAACCGCCTGGCTGAATCAAATGAGGCACTTGCTGCCGTCGTTTATCAGTCAGTCATTGACGTTTCTGACGATGATATGCCAGCGCCGACGTATCTTAGCGGGGCGGCTAAGAGGTAATTATGCAGGCCGGAAAATTACGTCATCGCGTCTCGCTTCAAAAACCCGTCAAAACCCAGAACCCTTCAACGGGATCTGTCGTTAATTCCTGGCAGGAAACAGCAAAGCTGTGGGCGGAGGTTGCCCCGCTGTCTGCACGTGAGTTTGTCGCGGCACAGGCCACACAGAGTGAAGTTACCACACGTATCACCATTCGCTTTCGCAGCGATGTGACACCGAAGCATCGCATAGTTTATGCCGGGAAAATCTATAACATTGAAGGTGTTCTGGCTGACGATAAAAGCGGTCGTAATTACCTGACGCTTCCGTGCTCAGAGGGCGTAAATGATGGCTGATGGCGTTGATTTTAACCTGACGGGCATGGATTCACTGCTGGGCAAGCTGAGTGAAATCAGCGATGACCTCAGGCGAAAGGGTGGCAGGGCCGCACTGCGTCGTGCCGGAAATGTTATTGCTGACAAAGCCAGAGCCAATGCCCGGCAGCTGGATGATATGTCAACGGGAAGGAGTATCGCGAATAACGTTGCGCTTCGCTGGAACGGAAGGCTGTTCAAACAGACGGGAAACCTTGGGTTTCGCATTGGCGTTGCGCACGGCGCGGTTCTGCAAAAACATCCCGACAAAAGCGTGAATGCACCTACTCCCCACTGGCGACTGCTTGAATTCGGCACGGAAAAAATGAAGGCGCAGCCATTCATGCGCCCTGCAGCTGAAAGCAGTATCGATCAGGTCGTTAATACCTTTGGCACTGAGTACGAATTGGCAATTGACCGGGCAATTAAACGCGCCCGTAAGAAAGGGCAGTCACCGTGATAGCACCCATTTTTCCCGTCTGCAGCGCCAGTCCTGAAGTTAATTCCCTGATTGGTGGTGAAAGCCTGCGTCTGTATCCCTTCGGTCAGCAGGATGACGATGTAATTTATCCCTATGCTGTCTGGCAGAACATTACTGGTGAGCCGGACAACTACCTGGCTCAGCGTCCTGATACAGATACGTTCACGCTCCAGGTCGATGTTTATGCTGACACACCTGAAGAAGCGATTGCTTTGGCCGCAGCGCTGCGTGATGCCATAGAACCCCACGCCTACATCATCCGATGGGGCGATCAAACCCGCGACAATGTAACCAGGCGATACCGGTACTCATTCGATGTTGACTGGATTGTGCCGCGCTAACTGAACTATTCATCCACCGGCCCTGTGCCGGTTTTTTTATAACCGGAGATAACAATGTCTGTACTGACGCAAGGCACACAGCTTTTTGTGCTCGCAAAAGGCGCGGTGAGCGAAATTGAGTGCATTACTGCATTTTCACCCGGCAGTAACCCTGCCGACCAGATTGAAGATACCTGTCTTTCCGAGCGACTGGACCGGACCTATAAGCGTGGACTGCGCACGCCGGGTGCGGCATCCCTGACGCTGAATGCGGACCCGAAAAACACCAGTCACATCATGCTTTATAACCTGTCTATTTCTGATGCTGAAGATGATCAGGACCTGACCTTTGCTATCGGCTGGTCAGATGGAACCGCTTCGCCATCTGCCGCTGCTAATGGCGCTGCCGGTGCAGTAGATGGGCTGACGCTGCCTGACAGCCGCACATGGTTTGTGTTCAAAGGTTATGTCTCCGACTTCCCTTTTGATTTCGCTGCCAACACGGTCGTTTCTTCTTCTGCGTCCATTCAGCGCTCTGGCTCTGCGGTATGGGTGCCTAAAGCCGCTGCCTCTGCCTGATTTCAGGGGCGATTCTGCCCCTGATTTATTAACCGGAATAAACGATGAAATTGACACTCGATACGCTGAAAACCGCCGGTGCCTTTACCGGGCGTCCGGTCGAAAAAGAAATCAGCTGGAAGCAGGGCGACAAAGAGTTCACAGCGACCGTGTATGTGCGTCCGATGGGCTATCACACAGCAACGTCAGATGTGCTGGCAATGGGCGGCAAAGTTGATGGTGTGGCAGGTCGCATCGCAGCATCGATCTGTGATGAGTCCGGCAAGCCCGTTTTCACCCCGGCTGACATCACCGGCGAAGCTGACCCTGAGCGAGGATCTCTCGACGGTGCGCTGACTATTGCGCTGCTGGTGGCCATTCAGGAAGTTAACGACCTGGGAAAGACTTCGAGCTCAGCGCCGAAGACGAATTCTGGTGCGAGCTTGTCCTCAACGGCATCGGCGGGCGCACCATCGCCGAAGCGCGTGAGACGATCACCTTCAAAGAGTCGCAGCTCTGGGCAAAATACCGGGAACGATACGGAAGCCTGAACCCCATGATGCGCACCGAGTGGGGCGCAGGGGTAGTGGCAAGCATCATCGCTAACGTGAACCGGGATGCAAAAACGCCGCCGTTCAGTCCAACAGACTTCACGCTGCACTTCACAAAAGTCACTGCTGCTGATGAGCCGATTTCACTCAATGAAGCCATGACCAGCTGGGGATAACGGCCGCCAGACGGAGAGTTTATGGCTTCAAAATCACTTGGCACGCTGACGATTGACCTGATCGCAAAAGTGGGCGGCTTCGTTTCAGGCATGGACAAGGCCGAGCGTGCCTCTGAAAAGTGGGCTAAGCAGGTCCAGAAGGACGCCGCTGCCAGTTCTGCCGCACTGCTTTCGGTGGGCGGCGCGGTTCAGGCGGCGGCGCTTGCGGCAGGTACAGCCGGTTTTGCTTTGCTTAAATCGACCTCTGAACAGGTAAATGCCACAGACCAGTGGGCGAAGTCGCTAAAGATGTCCACGCAGGAGCTTCTTGCCTGGCAGTTCGCGGCAGAGAAAGCCGGTATCGCCGGTGACAATATGGCTGACATCTTCAAAGACCTCAGCGATAAAATCGGTGATGCGGTTCTGAATAAGTCAGGTGAGGCCGTTGATGCACTTAACTCGCTTGGCCTGTCTGCCGATAAGTTGTCGAAGGTATCACCGGACAAGCAGTTACTGGCGATTGGCGAGGCGCTGGGCAAAATCAGCACCAACGCAGGCAAGGTCACCATCCTTGAAAGCCTGGGCAATGATCTTTCAAAACTTCTTCCGCTATTCGACAACAATAACGCAAAGCTGACTCAGTTCATTCAGCTTGCGAAAGATTATGGCGTCGCGCCTGATCCGCAATCCATTGATGATCTGATTAAGGTCAACACCCTGTTTCAGGATATGGAGGCGCAGGTTAAAGGGCTGAAGATGGAGATTGCAGCCGGGCTTGCTCACGTTGACCTGAGTCCGCTGAATAACTCTCTCTCAGATATTCATGATGTGCTGACCGATCCACAGGTGCTGCAGGGTATCGCCGACCTGGTCAGTCAGGTGGCACAGCTTGCCGGATGGTTGATTAAGGCTGCGGCGGGCGCAGGTAAACTGGCATCCGCTTCCGGTAACAGGATGGCCGCGCTGGGTAATCGCGTGGATATGGATAATCCTGACCAGATTCAGGCCCGCATTGACTACCTGAACAGCACGACAAAAGGTCGCGGCAACGGAATGTACGATGGCAGTCAGACCTTTCTGGGCTGGATTATGGGCAAGGACGACAGTGTTAAAGCGGTATCTGACGAAATCGCCACGCTTACCGGACGCCTGGCAGAGCTGAATAAGCAGCCTAAAGACATCAAAGTGTCGCCTGATGTCACACCGGGAACAGCTTCTTCACTGCTGGACTTCGGGCTTGATAAGGGAGAAACAAACGGCAAGCCGGCGAAGGTGAAAAAAGACACTTCAGCTGCAAAGCTGGAATCTGCTTTCA